TCAAGGCATGAATTTCGCAACCAGCCCCGACGCGAGGCCTGCAATTCCTGCCAACCCTACGATCACCCACCGCGCACCCTTAGCCTGCAGTAGGATTGCGTGCATTTCCTCGACCTTCTTGTGCGTATCGTCGAGCTTTTCATTAAGGTGCGGCATCTGAACTTCCAGCTTGGCGACGCGCTCGCGCAGCAGTTCCTCGTTGGTCATGAGCGCCTCGCGAAGATGCGGGCGACCTTCTCGATCGAGCGGCCGCCAACATAGGCGGTGATGATCATGCCGGACCAATCGGCGACCATGCCGGTGATCGGGTCGGTGGAGCCGAGGCCGAGAACCTTGTCGATCACCAGAACTTTCCAGAAGTAGATGATCACCGGCGCCGCGAGCAGCGGCCGGATGATGGCCGTGTACCAGCGGCCTTGCTCGGCAATGATGATGGCGGAAGCCTGTCTCCGGGCTTCGATCTCGGCCTCGATTTCCTTGGCTGCGAGATCGGCCGCAATCCGGTCCTGCGTATTCGTCGCAGCGAGCTTGGCCTTGTAGGCATTGATTAGCCCGTTGACGACGGGCCCGCCGACAAGGCTCGCAAGCCAGGTCCACATCGCACTACGTCCCCTTGGTCAGGCGCGGTCGCGTCGGTCAACTCGACCAGGTGCCGCTTGTCGGCGAGGTTGCGCAGGAACTGGAACAGCGCTGTCAGTGAGATGAGGACCAGCGGCCACGCCCAGGACGGCACCCGGGACGTGAGCGAGCTCATATCCACGCCGCTGATGATCGGCGCGAAAAAGTCATAGCCCGTCACCGCGGCACCCGCGACGATGACGATGACGGACGATAGTTTCTGCTTGATGCCTTTAAGCTTCTCGCGGAGTGCCGCAAAGAAGTTCTCTTCCTTGTCGTAGAGCTCCCGGAACGCCGGCCGCGATTGCAGGATCGGGCGAATCCAGAAGGCGTAGATTGCGATCAGGGTCGCGAATAGCAGTACGGCCATCACCATGGCTTCTTCTCCTTGATGTTCAGGCGGTCTTGAGCTCGTAAACGAATGGCGTATTGGGGATCGCGGCTTCCTGCCGGGACCGATGCCAGCGGTTCAGCGCGTAGATCGAGCTGGCGATGATGACGGCAGCGCCGCAACCGATCGCGGCGGTTTCCCACGGATGGGCGATCACCCAATCCGCAAAGCTGCCGCCGGCAGCGACCGGAGCGGCAGTGCCGGTCCCGACGATGACTTTCTTCATGGCTGCCGGCGCTGGTACAGCGCCCTTGCCCGGGACCGCTGCGTCCGACGGGATAATGGATGGCGCCGGCACCCTCTCACCTGCCATGCGCAGGCTCACTGCCCGGACGGTCGCGACGCGCGCGCCCCATCCATTGCCGAACACAGGCCAGGTCTTTAGGCGGTACCCTTCTTGCGATGCAGCAGCACCGAGGACGAGGTGATGGCGCGGCGGCGGGTCAGCGACCATCCGGGCTTCCAGACATCGACCGAAAGCTCGAAGGCGAGCGCGGGCAGAAAGGATTCCGGGACCTCGAGCGGGCGCTTGAGGAGGTCGATCGGGACTGGGATAAGCGCGCTGCGAAGTTCTGTTCAAGACGGGCCGCGGCGCAGCCGCCGGCTATCCGTCGCCACTCCGACGTGGCGGTGTCGGCCATGACCCGACCCGCTCGCAAGCTCTCACTCGAAACCGAGGTCATGTCGTCGGCCGCCTATCGCATCCAGGCGATGGTCGATGGCCTCGACCAGGTCGCCGTCGCCATGGAGCGCAAGTGGGGCGTCGGCCGGTTGCGACTCCTGGTGTCGGATTTCCTACGCGCCAAGTTCGACGAGCAGAAGGATCGGCTCGACGCTGCGATCCAATCCGGTGAGGAGCGCTACATCGCCTCCCAAGTCGACGGCAAGCACGTACGGCCGGTGAGGCGGAAGGCCTTAAGCAAGGTAGCGTATCCGAACGCGCTCGCATCAGGTCGATCATCACCAGTGATTCAGCCAAGGGTCGCGAAGAGCTTGCGCATTACTTCGCCTTCGACACCGAGCTCGCAACCGAGTTCGTGCTTGCGGCGCTGGCGAAGTCACCCGCAGCCAAGAGCAATCTCGACAGTGCCATGGCGCGAGAGGTGCAGCCCAAACTTGGTACCGGCGGCGATCGATCGTCTGGAGAGCCGCAGCGCGTGATCAACACCGAAGAAATCTATGCCCGCCGCCGTGCGGCTGCCGCGGGTGCGTCCGCGCGCTGACCCTTAGCTTCATCACTTTGGAATGCCCAACGTCCGCGCCGTCGTCGCGGCGAACAGGAGAGCTTTATGACCGTGCTGCATGAGAATCCCCATGATGGAAACTTCATTCTCTCGGAAGACGACGAGGGAAGGCTGTCCCGCGACAACGTCGTCATTGCTTCCGGCGCGGGGAAGCTTCTGCCTGGAACGGTGCTTGGGAAAATCACGGCAAGCAACAAATTCGTTTCATCGCCCGCAACGGCCGCGGATGGCTCGGAGGTGGCAGTCGCTATCCTGATTGGCCCTGTCGATGCGACCAGCGCCGATGTGACGGCAGTTGCGGTCGCGCGGCATGCAGAAGTCAATCGGTTTGGCCTGCTGTACGACGCAAGCGTCGATGATGACACCAAAAAGTCCGTCAAATGGGCGGAGCTGCGCGCCGCCGACATCGTCGTTCGCTGATCCAAAAACGCGCGCCCGCAATATTCAAACCCCGACAGGATTGAACAATGGAACCTATTCTCGACGTGTTCAGCAATGACGCGTTCAATTTCGTCACGCTGACCGACAGCATCAACAAGCTTCCCTTCGTGCCGGGGCGCCTGGGCGCGCTCGGGCTGTTCACTGAGGCGCCGGTACCGACGACCTCGATCGCGCTCGAAGAGCAGTCCGGCATCTTGACGCTGGTGAACCCGACGCCGCGCGGCGGTCCTGGCGAAACCCGCCCCAAGCCACTGCGCCGGGCGCGCGTTCTGAAGGTTCCGCACTATCAGCTCGACGACAATGTGCTGGCCGAAGAGGTCCAGAACGTGCGCGAATTCGGCCCGCAGATGCAGGCGCGCTCGGTCGAGACCTATCTGTCGGGGCGGATGGAGATGTTTACCGCCCAGCTCGATGCGACGACTGAGTTCCAGCGGGTAGTCGATCCAGTATGCGCCGTTGATGCGGTCCTGGTTGATGTGCAGGTCGTCCGCATGGTCCTCGCAAAGCAGACCGAACGCGCGCAGCTTGCGAACCGATTGTCCGAGCCACGGGCGGCCAGTCGAGACGCTGGTCAGCAATTGCTGTGCAAGCAGCGTCTTGCCGAGACCACCATCGCCGTAGAGCGCAGTGACATGGTTCATCGGAATCCAGTCATCGACGAGCCACTGTCGCTGAGGCACTGGCTTTCCCGACCACGTCCGCGGATCGATGATGATGGGACGCTGTTCGGGTTCGGCGTCGCCGATCAGATGCGCAACGTCGGGCCTGCCCCACTTCCTGCGCCCACCAGCAATCATCGCGGCCACTTCCCGCCGCGTCTGAGCCGCGGTGTAGCCGTTTAGGGTCAAGGTTTCGGCCGCCGTCAGGATCTCGGCATCCGACCAGCCGCGCGCGATCCAGTGACCGGTCAACCGCACCAGGTTGTCGTGCCAGTGGTCGCCGGAACGAATCCGCGCCAGGCAATCGTCAACCGACAGATTGGACGTGCCAATTTGCAGTGTTGCGGATCGGGTCGTGTTGGGCGCTCCCTCCTCCGTGTAGGCAGCACCAGGGGCATCTCCCGCGGCTGGCGGTGACGCCGGCATCACGACCGCCGGAAAGGCCTTCGCGATCTGCTCGGATAAATAGGCCTTGGGCCGCCCATCCGCGAAATCGATGAACTCGGTGCGCTCGATGACGCGACCTTCCTTGAGCGGCCAGGCGATCGAGCCGCCAAAGCGCCCACGGCGATCCGCGGCAGGTTTCTCACCCATCACCGAGATCGACGTGCGAGCGTCCGCAGGACCGGGCTCGTTTCATGAGGGGCTCGAGGAGGCCAAGACCACCTGGTTGTTCCCCGACGACGTGATCCGTCACGAATTCCGCGCGCGCGCCGAAGATCTGCACATCGTCACGATCGACGGCGACTCGATGGAGCCCATGCTATCGAGCGGTGACCGCATCATGGTCGACACCAGCCGGCGCGTGCCAGCGCCGCCCGGCATCTTCGTGATCTGGGATGGCATGGGCATTGTCGCCAAGCGCATCGAGCACGTTCCGCATTCGGAGCCGACCAGGGTCATCATCAAGTCGCTTAACCCCGAATATCAGACCTACGAGCGCGATGCCGAGGACGTCAATATCATCGGCCGCGTGGTGTGGGCATCGAAGCGGCTGTGAGCGATCCTATGACCCCCGACGAAATCCTTCGCGACAAGCTCCGCAAGATCGAAGCGCTGTTCGCCGGCGCAGCGACCCCGGGCGAGAAGGCCGCCGCGGGGGCTGCCGCCGAACGGATTCGCCAGCGCCTTGGTCAGGCGGCGGGCAAGGAAAAATCCATCGAGATGAAGTTCTCAATCCCCGATGTCTGGTCGCGACAGCTGTTCATCGCGCTGTGTCGCCGCTACGGCCTGCGGCCCTACCGCCATCCGCGCATGCACCGCCAATCCATCATGCTCAAGGGGCCGAAGAGCTTTATGGAGCAGGTGCTATGGCCGGAGTTCCAGGAGTTGAACTCTGCGCTCGTCGCCTATCTCTCGGAGATTACCGAAAAGGTCATCCGCGAGGAGGTTCACCGCGAGACCGGCGACGCCGAAGAAATCGACGAGCCGCCGAAGATCGGACGACAACCATGACTGACATCATGACTTTGCGCGCCCTGGGCTTTGCTTTGTTCCTGGTGGTTTTGGCCATTGTGCAGGCCGGCGCGCAAGCACTGATCATCGGCGTTGCTTCCGTCATCGACGGCGACACCATCGAAATCCACGGCCAGCGAATTCGTCTGTTCGGTATTGACGCCCCGGAGGGCGGCCAACTCTGCGTTCGTCCCAACGGCGAGCGTTGGCGCTGCGGGCAGCAGGCGAGCTTTGCCTTGGCCAATCGGATCGGCCGCGCAACGGTTCGTTGCGAGGCGCGCGACATCGATCGGTATCGTCGCGTCGTTGCCGTCTGTTTCAAGGGATCAGAAGACCTGGACCGCTGGATGGTGGCAAACGGCTGGGCCGTGGCATTCCGGCGCTATTCACTGGATTACGTCGCTGACGAGGAGGCGGCCCGGCTGAAACGGATTAATATCTGGTCCGGCGAGTTCGAAATGCCGTGGGATTGGCGCGCGCAGCAGCAACACCGGTAATGCGACGACCGACATGAAGCCGCAGCCCGAACCATCGAACCAGGAAGTGTTGGCGGGCCTCGTCGAGCGGGTCACCTACCACAATGCCGAGAATGGTTTTTGCGTTCTGCGCGCCAAGGCGCGCGGCCATCGCGATATCGTGACTGTGGTCGGCCATGCCGCCACCATTGCAGCCGGCGAATGGATCACCGCCTCAGGCGAATGGATCAACGACCGCACCCATGGCCAGCAGTTCAAGGCGCGCTTCCTGCGCACCTCGCTTCCCGATTCGGCCGATGGCATCGAGAAGTACCTCTCGTCCGGCATGATCCGCGGCGTCGGTCCGGTCTACGCCAAGAAGCTGGTGCGCGCCTTCGGCGACAAGGTGTTCGACGTCATCGAGGCCACGCCGGACCGGCTGCGCGAGGTCGACGGCATCGGACCGGTTCGTGCGGCAAGCATTCTCGCCGCCTGGGCCGAGCAGAAGGCCGTCCGCGAAATCATGGTGTTCCTACACAGCCACGGCGTCGGCACGGCGAGGGCGGTGCGGATCTTCAAGACCTACGGCTCAGACGCCATCCAGGTCATGACCGAGAACCCGTATCGGCTGGCCCGCGATATCCGCGGCATCGGCTTCAAGACCGCCGACGCCATCGCCATGAAGCTCGGCATCGAGAAGACCGCAACCACCCGGGTGCGGGCTGGGATTTCCTATGCGCTGACCGAGGCGATGGACGAGGGGCACTGCGGACTGCCGACAGACGAACTGGTCCCGCTGGCCGAGAAACTGCTCGAGGTGCCGCAGCAGTTGATCCGCACAGCGCTCGATCTCGAGCTGCAGGAGGGTACCGTGGTCGCCGACCGGGTCGGGGAAACGCCCTGTGTATTCCTGGCCGGTCTGCATCGCGCCGAGCGCACCATCGCCGAGCGGCTGACGCGGCTCGTAAACGGCACGCTGCCATGGCCCTGGATCGATTCGGACAAGGCGCTGCCGTGGGTCGAGAAGCACATCGGGCTTGCGTTGGCCGAAAGCCAGGTCGCCGCGATCCGGCTCGCGCTGATGTCTAAGGTGCTGGTCATGACCGGTGGTCCCGGCGTTGGCAAGACCACCATCGTCAAAGCCATTTTGCGAATCCTCGCCGCGAAGGGCACCGAGATCCTGCTGTGCGCGCCGACCGGCCGCGCCGCCAAGCGCATGACCGAGGCGACCGGGTTCGAGGCCAAGACCATTCACCGGTTGCTCGAGGTCGATCCCAAGGGCGGTGGCTTCAAGCGCGGCGATGACAACCCGCTCGATTGTGATCTTCTGGTGGTCGACGAGACCTCCATGGTCGACGTCATACTGATGCAGTCGCTCCTGAAAGCGGTGCCGGACAACGCCGCGCTCTTGATCGTGGGCGACATCGACCAGCTGCCGTCTGTTGGGCCCGGCCAGGTGCTGGCCGATGTCATCTCGTCGGGCGCCGTGCCGGTGGTGCGTCTCACCGAGGTGTTCCGGCAGGCCGCGCAGAGTCGTATCATCACCAGCGCCCATCGCATCAACCAGGGCTCGACCCCCGATCTGAGCCCACCCGACGCCGAGAGCGACTTTTACTTCGTGCAGGCTGACGACCCGGAGACGGCGGTCGCCCGCATCATCGAGCTGGTGAAGGCACGAATCCCCAAACGCTTCGGCCTCGATCCCATCCGCGACATTCAGGTGCTGTGTCCGATGAATCGCGGCGGCGCAGGTGCCCGATCGTTGAACATCGAGCTGCAGGCCGCCCTCAATCCCGCCGGCGATCGCAAGGTCGAGCGCTTCGGCTGGACCTTCGCTCCCGGCGACAAGGTCATGCAGATCGAGAACGACTACGACAAGGAGGTCTATAACGGCGACATCGGCACCATCGATGACGTCGATGCCAATTCGGGCGAGCTGATTGCCAGCTTCGATGGCCGCTCCGTCACCTACGGATTCGGCGAGCTCGATATGCTGGTGCCTGCGTACGCGGCGACCATCCACAAGAGCCAGGGCTCGGAATATCCGGCCGTGATCATACCCGTGCTGACCCAGCATTACGCCATGCTGCAGCGGAACCTGCTCTATACCGGCGTCACGCGCGGCAAGAAGCTCGTCGTGCTGGTCGGACAGAAGAAGGCGGTCGCCATTGCGGTGCGCAACGTCTCGGGGCGCCGGCGATGGTCAAAGCTCAGCGAATGGCTGCGTCCAAAGCCCCCCGTCGCACGCCAGTTCGGCATGGCGAGTTGAGCCATGGTCGCGGAGGACTTCCTGCATGACCCGCAGGTGCGGAAATGGCTCGATGGGGTCGAGCCGGCCTGGACGCTGCTGACCTTCGACAGTCTGCGGGCGCTGAGGCAGGAGCCGTCGGCCGCTCAGACCGCAATCCGGATCGCCAATAATCTCAATGCCGACGAGATCGCGGGCTCAGCCGTGGCGCGCAACACGCTCATCGTGCTGCGCCAGGCAATCGAGCGCGGCGGCCTGCCGCTGACCGCAACCGGCAATCTCTCGCGCGCAGTCGTCGCCGAGATGCGCAAGCTCATTGAATGGCCGGGCTATGACCAGGCCGACGCGTTTCGGCTGCACAAGGTCATCAACGAGCCTGACTTCCTGCCGCTGCACATCGTTCGTTTGCTCAGCGAGGCAGCCAACCTCGCGCAAATCCGGCGCGGCAAGTTGATCGCGACTCCCTTTGGCAAGACCATGCTGAACGAAGCGCAGCAAGGCAGCCTGCTGGCGATCCTGTTTCATCTGGCGCTCTGGCGCATGGATCTCGGGTATTTCGGGCGCGGCCTGCTCGGCACTTGGCCGCAGAGCGATGCCGGTGTCGTGCTGTGGTCGCTGTCGGTTTGCGCCAGCGACTGGCAAACCAGCGAAAAACTGACGCGGCTTTGCACCATCCCGGAACCCGCGATGTTGTCGGGAACCTGGGACCGGACACCCTACGCGATGGAGGCCAGAATCCTCCGACCGCTGCTCTGGTTCGGACTGCTCGAGCACCGTAGCGAAAAGATCGCGGAGAGCCGGTTCGGCGAGCATCATTTCTATCGCAAGGCGGCCTTGTTCGACCGAATGCTGACTTTCGACGTCGCGGTGGATTCGATGGACGGCGCTCGGCATTGAAGGCTGCCGCCAAAATTGTTCAAGGGCTCGCACGGAGTCCTCCTGGGAAAAACCGCCGCCTGGATCGCTACTAAGAGAGGGAGCAAGAAAAAGGCTCCCCGCACATGCACAATGGTATCGATCCAGGCCGCCTGTCCCCGGCCGAGCGTCTAGCCGAGATCGCCGAGATTCTGGCGGCCGGCCTAATACGGCTGAAGTCGCGACAGTCCAGTCCTTTATCTGCCGACAGCGGAGAGAGTTCGCTCGACTATACCGCCCACCGAAGCGGTCATGCCGACGCCCGCGAAACGGATGGAGGCCCGGATTGACCGAGTCGGTATTGGCTCAATTGGCTGCGCTTAAAACAGCGCCGATCGGCACGTTGAAGCAGAAATGGCGCGATCTCTTCGAGACCGAGCCGCCACCTTATAACCGGCGGTTCCTGGAGCATCGGCTGGCGTACCGCATTCAGGAACTGGCCTACGGCGGGCTCAAGCCCGAAACCCTCAAGCGGCTGCGCGCCATCGCCAAAGACCTCGACGGCGGGGATCCGGCGCGGCGCCGACAGCCTGCCAAGGAGCGGCCGGTGGCCGGCACACGGCTGATCCGCGAGTACCAAGGCGTCGAGCACTGCGTCACAGTGCGCGACGAGGATTTCGAATACCAGGGCCGGCCCTACAAATCGCTGTCCGCCATAGCGCGAGCCATTACCGGTACGCGGTGGAATGGCTTGACGTTTTTCGGACTTAAAAGCTGGCGGACCGAGAAATGAAGAAGCCGATCATCCGCAAGCTCCGCTGCGCGGTCTACACCCGCAAGTCCAGCGAGGAAGGGCTGGAGCAAGAGTTCAACTCGCTCGATGCCCAGCGCGAGGCTTGCGAGGCTTATATCGCCAGTCAGAAACCCGAGGGCTGGCTGCTGGTGCCAGACCGCTACGACGACGGCGGCATCTCGGGCGCGACGTTGGAGCGGCCGGCGTTGCAGCGCCTACTAGCCGATATCGAAGCCCGCCGCGTCGACGTGGTGGTCGTCTACAAGATCGATCGGCTCAGCCGCGCGCTGATGGATTTTGCCAAGCTGGTCGAGGTGTTCGACCGCAACAGCGTCACCTTCGTCAGCGTGACCCAGTCGTTCAACACGACCACTTCGATGGGGCGGCTCACACTCAATATCTTGCTGTCCTTCGCACAGTTCGAGCGTGAGGTGATCGGTGAGCGCATTCGCGACAAGTTCGCGGCCTCACGCAAGAAAGGCATGTGGATGGGCGGGTTCGTTCCGCTCGGCTACGACGTCAAGGATCGCAAACTGGTCGTGAACAAGGCAGAGGCCGCGACCGTTCGGATGATTTTCGAACGGTTCATCAAGATTGGCTCGGCCACCGAGCTGGTACGGAAGCTCCGGGCTGAAAATGTCCGAGGCAAGCAAGGCAAGGTTGTCGACAAGGGCTACGTCTATAAGCTTCTCAACAACCGGACCTATATCGGTGAGGCAGTGCACAAGGGCGTGGCCTATCCCGGCGAGCACCAAGCCATCATCGAGCGCTCCCTCTGGGATCGGGTGCACACGGTACTGCGCGAGAGCCCGAGACGGCGCGCGGCGAACACCAGAACGCAGACGCCGTCGCTCCTAAAAGGTTTGATCTTCGGGCCGACCGGCAGGGCAATGACGCCGGCGCATACGCGCAAGGGTGGCAAGCTCTATCGCTATTATGTGTCGACGGATGTGCTCAAACGCGATGCCAACGCTTGTCCGGTGCGGCGCATCCCGGCAGCCGAGATTGAGAGCGCGGTCGTCGACCACCTGCGCGGGCTCCTGCGTACCCCAGAAGTCATCGTCGGCACGTGGCGCGCGGCAAGATCGATCGGCGACATTCCGGAAGCCGAGGTGCGCGAGGCGCTGCAGCGGCTCGATCCGCTCTGGGACGAATTGTTTCCAGCCGAGCAGGCACGCATCGTGCAGTTGCTGGTCGAGCGCGTCGATGTCGGCACCGACGGCGCGGACAACCGGCGAGCGGTGGAAGACCGTGTGCTGGAAGGTCGGGCTGCACCGCGCCGCCGCGCACGAGCATTGGCTGTATGCTCTCTGCGTCATCGCGTGGAGACTCAACGGGCACCACTTGCCGAAGGGTCTCTCAAAGCGACGCTTCATCGAGCGGACGATTGCGGCGTCAGCGTAGTGCAGCGAAAATTGTCTGCCAGACACTTTTCGCTCAGACAGAATGGCTCGGATTCGCTAGTTTCGTTGGCAAGATCGCGAGACGCGCGTCGACGATCCGGTTCACTTCAGCACGTACCAGGTCGATCGCCCGCCGCCCTGCTTTACGAGATAGCCTTTCTCGACCAGTTGCCGAAAGTGTTCCTTGAGCGTGTTGCGGCTGACGCCAGTCAGCTTGGCGATCTCGCCGATGCTGACGCGACCGTGTTCGCGGGCGTGGTCGAGAATCTGAACTGAATGTTCCGGCAGGCTTGAGACGACGAGTTTCTCGCGCTCGATCTTTTTCGCCAGCCGCTCCTTCTGCTGGCGCAGCGCACGCAGGAAGAACAGAAGCCACGGCTCCCAATTGGGATTGTCGGTGCGGATCGTTCCCTGCGTCTGCCGCAGCGCCAGGTAGTAGCCTTCCTTGCTTTGCTCGATGACGCTCTCAAGCGAGCTGTAGGGCACGTAGGCATAGCCCGCGCGCAGCAGCATCAGTGTGGTGAGGATACGGCTCAGCCGTCCATTGCCGTCCTGGAACGGATGGATGGCGAGGAACACGACCGTAAAGATCGCGATGACGAGCAGAGGATGGAGGCGCTTCTCCTCCGTCGCCTCGCCAAACCAGGTGACGAGTTCGGTCATCAGCCGGGGCGTGTCGAATGGCGTCGCGGTCTCGAACACGATGCCGATCTGCTTGCCGTCCTGGTCGAAGGCCACGACGTTGTTGGGGCCAGTCTTGTAGCCGCCGCGGTGGCGCTCGTCCTTCTCACTGTGGACGAGCAAATCGCGGTGCAATTGCTTGATGTGGTTTTCGGTGATCGCGATCTCGTCCCACGACCGGAACACGAGGTCCATCGCTTCGGCGTAGCCTGCGACCTCCTGCTCGTCGCGGGACGCGAAGGGCTTGATGTCGAGGTTGGACAGCAGCCGCTCGACCTCGCGGTCGGTGAGCTTGCTGCCCTCGATCCGGGTGGAGGAGCCGATGCTCTCGATGGTCGCGACGCGCCGCAGCGCCGACAGCCGTTCAGGCGCGACGGTTCCGAGCGCCCGCCAGGCGCCCTTGAACTCGTCGATCTCGGCAATCAGCGCCAGGATCTCCGGGGTGATCCGGATGGTGTCGGTTCGGATGCTCACACCCGAATAGACACCCAAATCCACCCAAATAGCAAGGCCACCCGAATGCCCACCCAATTGCACCCGATTAGGCAGGGCCTAAGGAAAGGCAAGGCCGTCAACCTTTCGTTAGCCGAACCGGCAAGGAAAGGATCGACCCTGCCGGGCCGCTCGCGGGTCCTTCCTGGCGGAGATCCTATGCGGGGGGCAATGGCCCGAAATTTCGCCACCGGCAGGGCAAAAATCTGAGTTACCAGTTACCACGCGACGTTGCCGCCTGTGTGCCCTAAAGGGCCGCAACGGTTGGCGTTTTCGGCCGGCGCCCTGGTAACCGCCGCCTGGTAACAGGCGCGCCCCGGTTACCACGCCTGCCGTGGTACGGCGCTCCACACGAACCAGATGACGCACCGACTGCCCGACACGGTCGAGCATTGGCCGCTCGACCGGCTGATCCCCTATGCGCGCAACGCGCGAACGCACGCGGACGACCAGGTCGCGCAGATCGCCGCCTCGATCGTCGAGTTCGGCTGGACCAATCCGATTCTGGTCGACGCCGAAGGCGTGGTGGTCGCCGGCCACGGCCGGCTGCTGGCGGCACGCCGGCTCGGAATCGATACCGTGCCGGTGGTGGTGCTCGGGCATCTGACCTCGGCGCAGCGGCGTGCCTACGTGATTGCCGACAACAAGCTCGCGTTCAACGCCGGCTGGAATGAGGAATTGCTCGCGGCCGAATTGCAGGCGCTCAACGGCGAGGGCTTCGACCTCGCTCTAACCGGATTTTCCGACGCCGAGCTTGAAGCGCTGATGGCGCCGCTCGGCGACGAGGGGGATGCCGACGACGGCAATGAAGACGCCGCCGACGAGACGCCCGCGCCACCGCGCCAGCCGGTCTCGCGAGCCGGCGACCTTTGGCTGCTCGGTCGCCATCGCCTCCTCTGCGGCAGCAGCACCGATGCGGCGGTGGTCGCGCGCGCCATGGTGGGGAAACGCGCAACGCTCGTCTTCACGTCGCCGCCCTACGGCAATCAGCGCGACTACACGACCGGTGGCGTCGGTAATTGGGACGCGCTGATGCAGGGCGTGTTCGCAGGCCTACCGGCCACCGACGAGGCGCAGGTTCTGGTCAACCTCGGCCTGATTCATCGTGACAACGAGTGGCAGCCTTACTGGCAGACCTGGCTCGAATGGATGCGTGAACAAGGTTGGCGCCGGTTCGGACTTTACGCTTGGGACCAAGGACCGGGATTGCCCGGCGACTGGAACGGACGCCTGGCCCCCGCCTTTGAGCTGCTGTTTCATTTCAATCGGGTGGCGCGCAAGCCCAACAAGATCGTGCCCTGCAAATGGGCGGGCCACATCAACGACACCCATGGCGGCATGCGCAGCCGCGACGGTCACGTCGGGGAATGGAGCCACGCCGGGCAAGGCGTGCAGGAGACGCGCATTCCCGACAACGTTATCCGCATTACGCGGCACAAGGCGCGCGGCATCGAAACCGAGCATCCGGCCGTGTTCCCGGTGGCGCTGCCGGAGTTCGTGATGCGTGCCTACAGCGACGACGGCGACGTCGTCTACGAGCCGTTTGCGGGTTCGGGGACGAGCCTGATTGCGGGCGAGCGCACCGGCCGGCTCGTCAAGGCGGTAGAGCTCGCCCCGGAATACGTCGACGTCGCCATCCTGCGATGGCGCAAGCTGTTTCCCGATCAACCGGTCGTCCTTGCCGATGACAAGCGCACCTTCGAGGCGACCGCGGCGGCACGAGGCGTCGAAATCACCGATGCCGCCTGACGAGCTTTCAGTCGAACAGTGGCCGATCGAGCGGCTTCTGCCTTACGTCGCGAACGCCCGAACGCATCCAGACGAGCAGGTCGCGCAGATCGCCGGCTCTATTGCGGAGTTTGGTTTCAATGTGCCGTGCCTCGTCGATGAACGGGGCGTGCTGATCGCAGGACACGGCCGGTTGATCGCGGCCGAGCGTCTCGGCCTTTCCGATGTGCCGGTCATACGGTTGGCCCATCTGACCGACGCGCAGGCAAGGGCCTTCCGTCTCGCCGATAACCGCATTGCGCTCAATGCCGGTTGGGACGAGGCGCTGCTCGCCGCCGAACTTGGCCGGCTCAAGGAGGATGGAGTTGACCTCGAGCTGCTTGGTTTCGGTGAAGACGAGCTCGATCGCTTGCTCGACGGACTTGATGGAGAAGCCGGGGCGGACGGTGAGGATGATGTTCCCGAGCCTCCGACCGAGGCGGTGACGAGGCCGGGCGACCTTTGGTTGCTTGGTGCCCACCGCTTGCTCTGTGGCGACGCGACCGTCGCGACCGATATCGAGCGGCTGCTCGACCGCAAGCGCCCTCATCTAATGGTGACGGACCCGCCTTACGGCGTCGAATACGATCCGAATTGGCGCAACGAAGCCGGGGTCTCCGCCACCACGCGAACCGGCAAGGTCAGTAATGACGATCGCGCCGACTGGCGCGAGGCATGGGCGCTGTTTCCAGGAGACGCGGCCTATGTCTGGCACTCGGGTGTTCGGTCGCGGACCGTGGCGGAAAGCCTGGAGGCCTGCGACTTCAAGATTCGGGCGCAGATCATCTGGGCCAAGCCTCGTCTGGTGCTGGGCCGCGGCGATTATCATTGGCAGCACGAGCCCTGCTTCTACGCGGTGCGCAACGACGCGCACTGGCAGGGCGCGCGCGATCAGACCACGCTGTGGACCATTGGCACCGGCGCCGAAGAGGACGAGGCAACCGTCCATGGAACGCAGAAACCGGTCGAGTGCATGCGCCGGCCGATGATCAACAACAGTACTAGAGGCGAGTTGATCTATGAGCCGTTCGCGGGATCGGGATCGACATTGATCGCCGCCGAATCCATCGGCCGGGTCTGCCTCGCCACGGAGATCGACCCGCGCTACTGCGACGTCATCATCGAGCGCTTCCAGCGCCACACCGGGATTACGGCGACGCTCGCCGGCAGCGACCGTACCTTCGAGGCGCTTCGGACCGAGCGGATCGCGGCATGATGCAAAGCCGTCGAATGTCGCTGTTGGAGGCTGTAGCGAATGTCGTGATCGGGTACGCGCGCGATCCGCAGCTGGCTTGATCCGGCCGAGAAGGCCCGTCGCCTGGACGAACTGGAAATCCAGGCCCTCCAGGCCAAGACCCCGGCGCAGAAAGCGGCCATTGCAGAGGAACGGCGCCGGCTGGAACTTGCCGGGCAGGCCATTCCGGTCGCGATTGCTGAAGCCGACATTACGCGGGCCGGCACCAAGGCACGCGCCGAGGCGACGCAGGCGCACATCGACCAGTCACGGGTGGTCGAGGTCAACACGAGAGCGACGCTGGGCTTGGCTGACGCCTGGCTCAAGGGGGCGGCGGCGGCCCAGCAAGCGGAAGTCCGCCGCAAGGCCCTGACCGAGGCCGTGCAGAACGGCGTCGATGTCGAAACACGCGCCCGCGAGCTGCTCCGTGAGCAGATCGCTGAGCAGGCGGCACAATCAGCTAAATCCGCCACTGACCTCACCGCCGAAGCCGCCGCTCAGCGGAAGCTCAACGACGCCGTCGCGGCGGGCACGATCTCAAGCGAGCAGGCGCAACGCTTGATGCAGGTCGAGCAGGCGCTCCGCCCGCTCATCATTGCGCAGGCACTGGCCGAAGGCGACGCGAAAGGTACGCTGGCCCGCGTGATCGATGCGTTGCGTGGCGCCTATGCGCGCCTTCATGGCGAGCAGGCGCGCGCGGCCGCGCTGCAGACGATCGAAGGCCAGAAGAATCAGATCGAGCTACTGCAGAAGCAGATCGAACTCGCCGGCACGAGCGAGTCGCAGCGGGCGATCATCATCGCCCAGCTGCAGGCCGAGCAACAGCTGCGCCAGAAGGGCATAGAGCTTGCGAGCGCTGAAGGTCAGGCGATCCTTGCCAACGCCGGCTTCATCGAGCGCCTGAACCAGGAGCTCGCGCGCTCACAGGGAGCGATGCAATCCCTGCAGAGCATGACCGACACGACCTTCAACCACTTCGCCAACTTGATCGCGCAGGGCAAGACCGACTGGAAATCATGGGCGGACGCCGGCCGTGCGGCGCTCGCCGACATCGAAAAGGAAATGCTCAAGCTTGCGGTGCTCAATCCGCTCAAGAACTTCCTGTTCGGGACGAACCTCACGACGCTCAACAATGTCGGTGGCGTCCTCGGCGGCCTGTTCGGCTTCAAGTTTCACGAGGGCGGGGTCGTCGGCGTCGATGGCATGCCGCGCTGGGCGCCGGCGCAGGTCTTCCGCAATGCGCCGCGCCTGCATGACGGTGCATTCCTGTCGCCCGACGAAGTGCCGGCGATCCTCCAGCGCGGCGAGCGCGTCCTCAATCGCGCCGAGGCCGCTGCCTATCAGCGCGGCACGAAAGCTGCGCCAATCGTTCTCAACTTTGCGGTGACGACGCCCGATGCCGCCTCGTTCCGTCGGGCCCAAAGCCAGATCACCGCCGACATGGCAGCGGCGCTGCGACGCGCGGAGCGCAACCTTTGA